AATGGTTAAAACACGCAAAAACAGAACAGGTACTCGCGGTAGAGGGACTTATTTGCGAGGTTGGTCACAACAACAACCCGGAACACATGAAAGAACTGTAATGATGCGTAATTGCGGAAAAAAATGTTTTTTAGGACCCAAGAAAACTTTTCCTATTTGCACAAAAAATACTTGTAAAATTAATAAAAAAGGAGTGCATGCAGCATATATTCGTGCTCGTGAATATATGACAATAAGAGGTACACAAAAATATAAAAATATTGCTAATAAAGCATATAAAATGCTATACAAATAAGTATTATAAATAAAATTGATTTATATTTTTAATATTATAATAAATATAAATTATTTAATTATTTTAACGCATTAAAATGGCACATACATCAGTAAAACATTGTACATTCAATGAATACATGGAATGTGTTTCTACTAATAATTCGCATATATTAGCATCAGGATGGGGATGGTTTGTGGATATCAAAGAAAAAGACCATTCTAATAGCGTTCCCAGGTATAACGTAAAAAAAATAAGCAGTTTCAAACCTAATCTAACTACTATTGCCGAAACCAAAATACATTTATCCACATCTAAACGCGATTTATCTGAGTTAGAACTACAATTATTTGCGATGGATGAAGATTTAGAATTAGAACAAGATCGGCATAAAAAGAAAAAAACATGTAAAAAAACAATATACAACCTAATGGGTTGCCTTTTAGGAGTGATCACTGTTATGTGTGTATTCGGAATATGTTAATTAAGCAAACGCAAATTTAACTTTTGGTAAGTTATATACCATAAAAGTTGTATAATTTAGTTCTCCACATTGAGAGTTTCCAAATAATGTTCCTAATGGATCAATAGTATTAAATTGATAAAATGGTGTAACTGTATTAGGTAGAGGTGTATTTGAATACCATTGTCCGTTTTCATTAATTTGCATTTGAATAGAATTTGCGCATTTTTCTGATAAACACTCGTTTGGTGTTAATGTTGGATTACATGGTGTTTCGTAATTAAATACATCACAAGCACCTTTTAAATCCATTCTAGAGTACTGACCAACTACTAAGTTAGTTTTACCGCAAGGTAATGTATTACATGTTCTTTGTTGAAGTGTATTAAGACCTTTTTTATATAGTGATCTTTCACTATAACTTGTATATCTTCTAAGTTTGCTGCAAATTGATGGATGATTACAATAAGTTGTAGTACCTTTTTTTCTATTAAGATAATCACTTTGATATAGTGTATCTCTTAGATTGCTAAATGTAGGTTTTGCTGGAATAGGAGAAAGTACACGTGACATTTGTGCCATTTTATATATTAGTAATATTAAAAGTTAAACAAGATTATGGTTTATAATTAGTCCAATACTTAAGTGTTAGTTTATCGTAATTAAATTTTTTATTTTTGAAATCTTCAATAGTTTTACTAAGTAGTTGTGGTGTAATATCTTTCCAGTCTTTAACAATAAGTACAGGTAAATCTTCAAACATTTGTTTAAAAAATGGTGTAGTAACAATAGGTATAGCACCTAATAATAATGCTTCCCATGTTCTATAACAATCCAATCCATCTCCTGTAGGTGAAGCAACAAAAGCAAATTGAGACATATTCATCCAATTTTGGGTTCTTTTTGTAAAATGTGGATTCACGCATAATAAATTATTTGATATTGAATCTTTACATAACTTCCTGTCATTGAATCTGTCATTTTCAATATTAAAGTTTATATATATTTTGTTAGTTCTAAGATGAAATGGTTTCATATTTTCTCTTATTTTAATTAGTTCTTGTTCTTGATGAATAGGTAATGGTGATTTTTGTGGATCATGCCATTTATGTTTTGGATCTTCAAAGATTGTATGATAATTTAATCCTATAGGCAATTGTATAATTTTATGATCAAAAAATATTCGGGTATTTTGTTGAAACCATTTAATAAGGTGTTTGTTATGGTACAAAACTTCAAATAATTGTTTAGTCATAATTTCAGATGGCATAGTGGTATCTGAATCTCCAGAAAATAATATAAAATTATGTTTTAATTGAGGTAGAATTTGTTGTATAAAATATACTAAAGTATTTGTGCAAACATAAATGGTCATATTGTTAAATCCAGTATTGTTCTTTATTATATTGTCTAAATAACTAACATCATCTTTAGATTCGGTTGTTGGATTATTAGAATGAAAATCACATGATTTGAGTATTCCTCTACTACTAACAAAATAACAATGTTCTTCAGTAGACATTACAGTAAATTAATACTTATTTTTTCGTGTTTTATTCGCAATGTTTTTTTTCTTTTTAGTTTTGACATTATCATTGAAAATTTTTGTTAGTTTAAGATGTTGTATGAATGCATTTTTAAGATATTGTCTGGTAGTCTTAGTTGCTAAAGCGAGTGTTTTGTATTGTTTACTGTTCAAGAATTTTTCAAGATGTTTTCCTTGTGTTGTACTAACAAACGGTATATAAAATGTGTTAGGTCCTACTCCGTATTTTCCAGTATAATCCATTTTAAATTCAAGTTGTGTAGAAATTGCAAATATAACTGCTTTTTTAATACCTTTTCCTACAGCAAGTTCAATGTTGTTAGTATGTAATAATTTAGAAGGAGTATAAATGATTGGGTATTTGGATCCATTATAAAAGGATATAGGTTTTCCTCTATTATATTTGGTTTCATTTTTGTCATTACTAACAAATGTTTGAATCAGATTTTCAGTATGTTTATTCCAATTGCGTACAGGATTAACAGGTCTATTTTGTAATTCAGTAATAAATGTATGATTATTTGATTCAATAGTAGTTTTACTAGTAGGAATTTTTTGTTGTGTTTTGTGTAATAAAAAATAACAGATATATTGTTGAATGGTAGGGAAAAATGTTTGATTATGTGGGTTAAAACTAACAAAAGGTACATTATTTTGAATAAGTATTTGATATGATTTGGATCCATTTCCTGCGAACATGTTATCTGGTACAATAAATGCTAAATATCCATTATTTTTAAGCATGCTAAATGATTTGATGAATATTCGTTCATATAATTTGCTTCTGCCTCCTAAAATTCGTTTGCCATTTTTATTTACACCATAATCGTCTTGAAATGGTGGATTACCAACAATACAATCAAACGATAAATGGTCACAAAACGAGTTTTTATGATCGGCCAAAAAATCGCCGCAAATTAAATTTACATTGTTACCAAATATATCCAATATTTTATCACAATTTTCCTTATCTAATTCCACCATGTACAACATATTTTTTATTATATGTTCGCTCCTTTTTGATTCATTTTTTTCCCATTTTTTTAACCCTTCCATTAATTTGAAATAAACAACTATTGCAATATTACCTATACCAGCAGATGGCTCTAACCATTTAAAATCTGGATCTGACCATACACTTGATGGAAACTCATTTACTACTTTCAACGCAAATTTAAATGGAGTAAAAACTTCACCTTTTGTATCTTTTTTATATTTATTTATTACTACATGACTATCCAATAACTCTTTTATATTCATATCATGTATTTTTGCTCTCATTTTGTTATAATATTTGTATATTATAAATACACTAAAAATTATACATCCTAAAATAATAAAAAATTGATTTAAAATAATGGATATAATATATTTTATATTATTAACCACCATGATACAGAGATTACTTAATATTTTAAGGTGCGAATGCAATTCTGTTAGTTCAATTAGTAAACCAACTGAAATAAATACATCTTCCAATTTTACAAAGATATCTAGTACCAATGTAGTTACACCTGAACATATAGCAACTGAATGTATCACGGAACCAGAAATACCCATCACTATTTTTGATACACATTCTATCAACGATTCGCTAGAAAATTTACACAAATTAAACATTAAATGGGAAGATACTACACCATTCATACCACCTATTAACTCTGGGCTTGTAATTAAAGTTTATGATGGAGACACTATTACTATAGCATCTAAACTTCCTTATCCAAATTCACTTCTCTATCGGTTTTCTGTACGTTTAAATGGAATAGATTGTCCCGAAATTAAGGGAAAAACTGATAATGAAAAACGTTGTGCACAAGTTGCAAAAAAATTAATGAGCGATCTTGTGTTAGAAAAAGTTGTAATATTAAAAAATGTTCAAACAGAAAAATATGGACGTATTTTAGCCGATGTTTATATTAATGATATACATGTAAATCAATACATGTTAGATAAACGGGTTGCCGTTAAGTATGATGGAGGGACTAAAATTGTTCCAAAAGATTGGATGAATTATTATTTGACTGGGGAATTATAGTAATTTAATTATTATCATTTTTTCATTTAAATATAAATTATTTTTATACTTAAATAATGACTACAGCCAAAATATGCTTTATTACAGCAATATATGGAAAATATGAAAATACCTGTAAACCATTTGTTAGTCAAACTATACCAACTGATTTTATCTGTTTTACTGATAATCCTCATATTAATTCTAGGAACTGGATCATTGATACTACTCCTTACCATATTTTAAATAAATCACCATTAGATAGAGATATTTTTAATAATTCATACGTTAACAACAAACATACTTTTAACATATGCAAATATTACAAACAGGCTTTTATTAATATTCCTAGACTTAAAGATTATGAAGTTATTATATGGTTAGACGGTACTTTAGAAATTATTTATGATAAGGTCAGTGAGTATATTATGAAAAATATTTATAAACATAAAATAATCGGATGGCATCATAATTGGAGAAAGGGTGTGTTAGCAGAAGAAGTTATAAATTCTAATTTTTGGAGATATACAAGTACTTTTTGGAATAATCAAGTTCAAACATATCAAAATGTTAATAAACAATATGAAGAATATTTAAAAGATGGTTATAATGATGAATATTTTAAAAAACTTAATTCTCACACTCCCCATATGGGAGTTTGGTTAACATGTTTTGTTGCTTTTTTAAAAAATGATACAGAAGTTATTAATTTTTTAGATTTATGGTATTTACAAACATTAAAATATACAACTCAAGATCAAATTGGATTTCCTTATGTTGTACAAAAAACCCATTTGATACCTTTAACACTACCAAATAATGAAGTTTATGGGGAAGATATTGAAAAAATAACAATGTTTTATGTAAAACATAATCATGGAAAATAATATTATAGATTATAAATCGTTTGAAATGCCAAACAGAAACTGTAATCCATATTATTCAAATCTAATATTCTACCATATTCATCTAATAATTGAATATTAATTTTTTGAATATTAACGGGACCAAAATAGTCACGAGGTGTGGTAATTAAATTTAAATTATTTTGAGATAATACATAATATGTAGGAGATATTATAACAATACGGGCTAATATATTTTTATTTAATAATGAAGATGAAAATGCACCATAAAATCCATCATTAACACTGTTATTATAATCATCTATTACTAAATATAGGTACCTTGGACCAATAATATTTACAACACCCTCAGAAACATATGTCAAACTATTTTCATAATATCCAACTCTAAACCCAAGTAACCAACCT